GCCGCCGGCCAATGGCCGAAGAACTTACCTATTTACGCACCCACCGAGTCGTATGAAGCACTTGGTCGACTTTGAAGACTTCCATCCTCATGAACTGCACCAACCCCAAATGCACCAATCCCAAGCTGCGCGTCGAAACCACGATTGACACGGGTGACATCGTACTGAGGATTCGCCGCTGCCACATCTGCGGCTGGCGCGTAACGACAAGCGAGGGCTACGCAGACGAGCAAAGCATTCCCGCATCTATCCGCAGACCAAGGGAGCAAGACGAATGAAAAAAGTAAAACACATGCTGGACATCGACGACTTGCCGCCGGGCACATGGGTAAGAACGCCGGCCGGCAAAGTTGGATCTGTCCTCAAGACCCGAGGCGCAGAAAGCAAGCAAGACCACTTTCAAAGGGTGGTCGTGTACTTCGGCGGTGGACCGCGCGACACCGTGGTGCTGCAGCCGCACCTACTTGTCAAGCTCGACAAACATCCGTCCGCATTGGATGCGGACATCAAGGTGCTCGATGTCGTCTGAGGCCATTGAGCAGGCGATGGCGCGCGTTTGGATCGACCTTGAAAAAGACGCCAAGCGCAACCAGCCGCCGCTGATATGCGTCAACGGCGAGATATTCGACGCCATCAATGAATTGAAGAGCCAGCCTGAAGTGTGCTCACCCGCCGGCCTGGCAACCCTATTTCCTGCACTGGGCGCAAATATCCGCCGCAAGTCAAGCCGCACCTGAAACTCATGCTATGAAATTGACTCCAAAACAGGCCCGCTTTGTCGAAGAGTACCTGGTGGACTTGAATGCCACACAGGCGGCTATCCGTGCTGGATACAGCGCGAAGACGGCAAACGAGCAAGGTGCCAGACTGTTAGCTAATGTTAGTGTCCGCTCTGCTTTGAGCGAAGCCATGCAGTCACGCTCTAAGCGCACTGAGATAACACAGGACCGGGTGCTGAAGGAGATAGCAAAAATAGCCTTCGGTGATGCTCGTGCTGTTATGAAGTGGGGCCCCGGTGGTGTGAGGCTGAAGGAAAGCTCAGAGCTGACGGATGACGAAGCTGCTTTTGTCTCTGAAGTTTCAGAGAGCACCTCTGCGACGGGAGGCTCCCTAAAACTCAAGACGAACGACAAAGTGGGTGCCCTCAAGTTGCTGGGCGATCACCTTGGCATGTTCCGGCAGAAAGTAGAGGTCACGGGCAAGGACGGCAAGGATCTGCTGCCGATGTCCGCCGGCGTGCTGGTGGTCCCTGCGGCCATGAGCGTGGAAGACTGGGAAAAGGCTGCGGCCAAAGCGGCATGAGGGTACCCCGAAAGATCTGGGCGCCAACACCTGGCAGCCAAAACCTTTTCCTGTCCTGCCCGATATTCGAGGCGTTGCTGGAGGGCACACGCGGTGGCGGCAAGACTGACGCGCTGCTGATGTCCTTTGCCCAGAACGTCGGCCGCGGCTTCGGTGAACACTGGCGCGGAGCCCTGTTCCGGCTGACCTATCCCCAGCTTGCCGACGTGGTGGCCAAGTCCAAGCGCTGGTTTTATCAGATCTTCCCAGGCGCCAAATTCAACAAAGTGGATTACTGCTGGACCTTCCCGGACGGCGAAATGCTCTATTTCCGCTACGGCGAGAGCGAGGACGATTATTGGAATTACCACGGCCACGAATACCCCTGGCTGGGCTTTGAAGAGCTGACCAACTGGCGCACGCTGGATTTCTTCGAGTCGATGCACTCCACGTGCCGGTCATCGTTTCCAGGCATGCCCCGCATGATTCGATCAACCTGCAACCCCTTCGGTCGTGGCCATGGTGCTGTGAAGGCCCGGTATGACCTGGGTACCGGCGGAACACCGGCAGGCCGAGTCATTCGGCTCGACGGTGAGAAGCCGCGCGTCCGCATCCACTCAGACATTCACGAGAACACGCACCTGCTGGCCGCCGACCCGGACTACCTGAAGACGCTGCAAGCCCTGAAGGATCCTAACCGGCGCCGTGCCTGGCTGCTGGGTGACTGGGATATTCACGTTGGCAGCTTTCTGGAGCAAGTCTGGAAGCCCGAGCACATCGTTCAACCGTTCATCATCCCGGCCACCTGGAAAGTCTGGAAGGCGCTCGACTGGGGTTACGCGGCGCCCTATGCGTGCTACTGGTTCGCCATGGATCCCGATGGTGTCATCTACATATGGCGCGAGCTGTACGGCGCCGGCGAGAAGGAGGGCACCGGCACGCGCGAGACAGCGGCAGACGTGGCCAGAAAGATCAAGCGCATCGAAGAACACGACGAGCGCCTGGGCTATGAGTACCGCCTGAACCTGGCCGACCCGTCCATATTCAGCAAAATCGGCGCCGACCGCTCTATTGGGACCATCTTCAAAGACTGCGGCGTGAAGTGGGTAGAAGCCTGGAATGCCCGCGGCTCAAGGGTCAACGGCGCCCAAGAAATCATCAACCTGCTGGCCGAGGGCAAATTGAAGGTGTTCAGCACCTGCACCCACTGGCTGCGCACTGTTCCAGCCCTGCCGCCGGACGACGATAACCCCGAGGACGTGGACACCAAGGCCGAAGACCATGCCTGGGACGCCACCAGGTACGGAGTGATGCGCCGCCGCCGAACGCCAGACGCCGAACAAATGTCTCCCGACCCGGAGAGCAGCGATTACAACATCGGAGACGACGGCTCCCATTCAATGAAAGTTAGAACATGATCCCAGCGCAAGACCTGACAGCCCTCCCGGCAGCATCCGCCGAGGCGTCAGCGCCCGCCAGGGTCAAGCCCGAGCCCGACGAGCTGGCCAAGACCTGGAAAAAGCGCATCAGCTCTGCGCGCTCGCACTGGGAGAAGTTTCACAAGCGTGTCCGGCACAACCGCGCCACAGTCGCAGGCTTCGACTGGAGCAAGGATCCGACCAGCAAGGAATTCTACAAACTGCGGGCCAACTTGATCCACGGCACCATCACGTCGATCCTGCCCAGCATCTACTCACGCAACCCTGAAATCAGCGCGGTACCGACCAACAAGAGCAAAAACATCAAGCTGCTCTGCAAGACGATAGAGACCGTCACGAACCGCTACCTGGAGAACGCGGGCCTGAAGGCACGGGGTAAGGCCACGGTGCGAAGCGCGCTGACCAGCTCATTCGGCGTAGTCAAGGTGATGTATCAGCGTGACATCAAGGAAGACCCGATTATCAAAGGTCGGATCCAGGACACTCAGGACAACATCCAGGCTATCGAGGGCGTACTGGCCGATATGGAAGACCCTGACCAGCGTGGCGAGCTTGAGGCCAAGCAGGCCGACCTGAACCAGCTTATGACCTCCCTCAATGCCCAGGTGGAAGTCACCGCGGCCGAGGGACTTGTGATTGACCGCGTGCTGACCGATCACCTGCTGATTGATCCCACCGTGGTGGAGTTCGACGATTACCGGGATGCTGGCTGGATTGCCCAGATCATCCCCACAAAGAAGTCGGAGGCCGAGGCCACCTACAACATGAAGCTCGACGGCGCCACGGAATACAAGCCAGGCACCGAGACCATGCGCAAGACCGACGGCCGCATGGCTTCAGGCGCTGCGGGTGCCGATGACGATTCCATGGTGGCTATTCTGGAGATCTGGGACAAGCGCTCCAATACTGTCTTCACCACGGCCGAGGGCTGCGACTTCTGGCTGCGCCCGCCGTTTACTCCAAAAAAGGCCGGCGAGCGCTGGTATCCGTTCTTCCTGCTGCCCTTCAATGTGATCGACGGCGCCTTTGTGGCACCCAGCATCGTCGACCTGACGGAACAGCTTCAGGATGAGCACAACAGCGCACGCGACCGTTTTAACAAGCACCGCGACCTGGCCATACCTGGCTGGGTTGCCGGCGGTGATACATCAGAAAAGTCCCTCAAAAACTTTGCGAAGTCGATTGATGTTGCCGGCTTCGGTGAAATCACCATCATTGACACCGAAGGCAAGCCGCTCTCCCAGGTGATCGTTCCACGTACACACCCGGCCATTGATCCGGCCGTGTACGACACCAGCGCCGTGCGCTACGACTGGGAGCAAGTCACCGGCCTGCAGGATGCCGCTCGCGGTTCCGTGGTCAAGGCCAAGACCGCCACAGAGGCGGACATCATGCAGCAGAACCTTTCCGGCCGCGTGACCGAGTTCCGCGACCAGGTAGAGGACTGGCTGCAGGAGATTGCCAACTATTCGAGCCAGGTCTTGCTGATGGAGCTGACCGTGGCCCAGGTAGAGCGAATCATGGGCGTGCCGGAAATGAAGACCGTCCAAACGCCAATGGGCGCGATAGATGTCCCGGACAAGCAATACGACTGGCCACAACTGGCCCGCGAAGAAGTGTTCGACATGATCGGCATGAGGATTCGCGCGGGCACCACCGGCGCGCCGGACAAGCTCGAGCAGCAAGAGGCATGGGGCAAGATCCTGCCCATCATCACGGACCTGATCCTGAAGATCATGCAAGCGCGAGGCATGGGCGGCGACCCCGAGCCTTTCATTGCGTTGCTGCGTGAGACCCTGGCCCGCTTCGATGACCGCCTGGAGCCCGAGCAATTCATTCCCGCGGCGCCGGCACCTATGGCGACGCCCACGATTCCCGGCCTCCCGGCCGCACCTGGCCAGCCTGGCCCACAGTTACCCGCCCCGCAACTCACTCAATAGGAATGCACTATGCCCATGCCCACCGACACCGATAAGCCCAGCGCCACCGAAATCGCCATCGACCTGATCGGCGCCGATACGCCGGCCGCTGACACTACGGCACCAGTCGTCGACACACCCGCTGCAGACACGCCGGCCACCGATGATCTTCCTGCTGCCGACGGCGAAGCGGCCAAGCCGGGCGCGAAGATGAACGCGCTTCTGGACTCCCTCACCGAAGGGACAGCAGACGGCAAGCCGGCAGCCGACAAGGATGTGCCCAAGGTTGAGCCTAAGCCTGGCGACAAGCCCGCAGGCGACCCAGCGGCCGAGAAGCCTATCAAACCCACCGCCGAGCAGGAAGAGGCCGAGCTACTGGAGGGCGTGAAGACCCCCCGCGGCCAGGAGCGCATCAAGCAGGTGTTCGCTGAGAAAAAGCAGCTTGAGACCGACATCGGAGAATTC